TTGCTGTTCCAATTTTATTAGTTAAGCCACTACCAAAACCACCACTTTCTGTACCAAAGCCTCCTGAGAAACCTCCGGCAAGCCCACTAATAAGGTTCTGTTGGTTTGTTTGCGCTCGATTCTGTGCTAGTATCGCACTCTCGTATGGACTCATAGCAATGTTACCCGCCATCGCCGCCGCGTTAGAGCGTGCAGTTTCTGCGTCAACTCCTTGAGCCATAAGTAATCTTTCAAGCTCGCTAATCTGTGTACCTGCACCAAGTAATCCTTGAGCAAATTGACCAAGCTGTGCCTGCTCACCAAATGCTTGAGTACGTGCATTCGCCGCAAGCTGTGCTAGAGTTTGTTGTTGTGCTTGTCCAAGACCTAACGCATCAGGCTGTACCATACCAGAACCAACACCTAATCCTGCACCTTCACCCGCAAGTCGTAAACCTAATCGTCCAGAACCAAACAAACGATTCTGCAATGCTGTAGCCTGCTGTTCAAACTGCGGTTGTAACAACGCCGCTTGTTCTCCGTACACTTCAGCGGCTCTAGCTGATGGGTCAAACGCCGCCGCCCGTGCAAACATATCACCTGCACCACCAAGAGCAGTGCCCATGATTTGCTGATAAGGAGCACTTAGTGTTGTTTGATAACCAGATTCAGGATCATATGATGTAGAACCAGTTGCAGATGTTACAGTATACGGTTTAAAGTATGTTTGCTCTGCTCGTTTGTTAGCCTCAGCAATAGCTTCTTTAGCTAGTTGAAGCCCGCCGCCAACACCCCCGCCTTTGCCGCCAAATAAACGGCCACCAATTGCACCACCTATTTGCGCTCCGACTGGGCCTGCCATGCCTCCTAAAGCTGTCCCTGCAATTGAGCCTATTGCACTACCCATTTGTATATCTCCACATAGGTCTATCTATTCCGTCATCACATGACACTGTTTGTACATATTTATATCCAAGAGACTGCACAAACTTTTCCAGCTTGGGGTTGTCAGTCAAACAAAAAAATGGTTGTCCATGTATCATCTGTAAAAGTCCATGTACTTGTTGAAATTCTTTTTTAATACTTAAGGTCCACTTGCGTACATCTGCGTGTGTCCAAGTTCTATCTGCAAACCGTTCAAAGTAAATAGTGTATGCAGGTTGTATTGCTACTGGTGTTTTTATCAAGCAGTGCGCTTCCACATGTACACGACAATGTACGGTTGTAAGTTGTTGTGAGCATCTCCTGAACCAGTAGAGCCAGTTGCACTAGACCCTGCTCGCGGTACAAATGTTCCTGTATCCTCATCAAACGCAGCTTGAAATGTTCCACTATATGCCGTGCTGTGAGTATGCGATGGAAGTTCATTGGTTGAAAGTGTGTGAGTTTTTGAACCGCCAGTTTCTTCTACAGTGTCAAAATCGGTATCACTTGAATCAATACCTACAGGTACACGCCCTGCCCCAAACGATACCCAAGTACCAAAGCCAAGCAATGTTGATGGATTTGTACCTACAGATGCGTTCATATAAATTGAACCAACCGGGTAAACAGAAGCAAGACTAATTGCGGCAACAGCAGTTCCAACAAATTCTGTTGTAGCAATCTGTGTTGTATTTGTCCCTTCCGTTGCAGTAGGTGCTGTTGGTGTACCTGTGAAATCAGGAGAAACTTTTTGATTTTGTACAAATTCTGTTGTAGCAATTTGTATTGTATTTGTAGCCGCAGGTGCTGTTGGTGCTGTTGGCGTATCTGTAAGTGCCGGGGAATTAAGGTCTGCTTTAGAGTTAACTGCTGTTTGAATAGCACTAAACTCGTCATTAATTTCTGTACCCTTGACAACCTTTAATGGATTACCTGTAAGTAATGAATCTTTAGAAGCAAAGTCTGTTGATTTAATATATGAACTCATTAGATTGTCCTACCTTGTTTAACATAGACATCCAGTTTTTGTATTGATAAAGCACCACCATTAAGGTCTGCTTCAAATCCTAATTGTAATACAGTTCCACTACCTGACCCCGGAGCACGTACAGTGGCTACCAATGTCCCGCCTGAGTATTCTGATTCGTTATACTCAGCTATGTTATACTCGTATACTGTACCTGTGCGTACTGTCAGAGGGTAAGAGTTATATTGGTCAATGTAGTCAAAACCACTTTTAACAACAAAGTCCTGCCCTGAAGCTCCAATGACGGTCATAGACAAACGCTTGAGCATCTTTGTTTGTGAAGGTGTATTTAAGTCAAAGTAGTTTGTAAAGTACACCATACGATATGACTGACCATTGTCTTGATAACCTGCGTAACGAGCAAGTCCATCCACATGAGTCATATACAACTCACCATCAAACCCTAACCACTCAGTAAACTCCATGTTGTTCCAGATCGTTACACGAGCAGACCCATCTTGTAATGGAGAACGCATATCAAAACAATATACTTGCTTAGTTGCTGGGAATGCAAGCAAGTAAAATGCATTGGTAGCTGAGTATGCTGATTTAATATTTGCAGGTATTTCAGATTTAACTAACTGCACAAGATCATCACGCACATTCCTTGACAAGTCACGCATTGGTGTTGACTTCTCTTGAATAACTCTGCCTAAGGACATTAAGCCTGAGTCAGACAGAAATAAAATATCTGTACCTGTGTTTTGTAAACTGTCTCTTGCAATACACCCAACACCGTTAATAACTTCTACAAGTTGCAATGTAGTAGGATCAAGATATGTTTTTGATGTATCACTGTCACCAAAAATAACAATGTTGTTTTTACAGAAAACAATCAAGAAACCATTGTGTGCACCTAATGCAATAATTTCATCATTGCCATTAACAAGAATACTTGACAGATCTAAACTACCCGCTGTGCCTGAGTTCCAACGAGTAGGATCAAGCAGGTCAGTCCAGTAGATTGTTGTAGTGTTAGTTACTGTGTCTGCTGTCCATACTCGACCATACGCAGATAATGCACAGTTACCTTCAATCGGTGTGCCAGAGGCTGAAGGAGACGCAGAAATGTCTAAGATAGTTCCGGTAGTTGTATCAAAATACAATGGCTCATAGTCTTTTTGAAACAAGTATGCCGCATCGTTTAGTGTAACAGCTTGCCAGTTACCTTCAGTAATTGTTTGTGATCCTGAATAGGTAATAGGATTTAATGAACCTGCAGAATAAATGTAAAAATTTGTATCTGACCACGCGCCAAAGTATTCAGTTGCATCAATATCAACAAACCGATGCATACCTTTAAGACCAACGCCAGTAGACTCAGCTAAAAATTCCCATCCCTTTCTAGCACCAAGCCTCCCAAACTTATCAATTATACAGTTATTAGCTTGTAAGGCAAAGCCAGACTCAAGCGTAATACCAGACTCTTGGGTGTTTAATCCAAAGAAGCCCGGTGCGGCAATACTAGCTGACTGTAATGGAGATGCCATTATGCTGTAGTCCAGATTAGTTCTTCAGGGTGCTTAGCCTGATCAAGTGACAATGCATCATTCAATACACGGTTTGCTGTACTATATGCTGACGCTCCTGCAACACCGCCGTCTTCACCACGTTCTTCAATTGCTTTAGCATACGCAAGCATTTCAATTGGCTTGTTAGGACATACAGGAACATCATTATCTGCAGACAAATCTGCTTGACGATTGACTAAGTTAAATCGAATATTGTACACCCCATTAGGCGGAGGGAATACTTCAACAATCGTATCACCGTTGTCATCAATACCGTTGAATGAGTAATAACGAGGTGCGCCTTGATCTGGTGTAGTGTTCAAGTAATAGTTATTAAAATCACTTGTAGTTTTGTATGTCATGAAAAAATTGCTAGTGTCATTGATAACATCTAACATCTTCATGTTGTCACCTGCGCCCGTCAACTCATAGGCAAATACGCCCTGCTCTGTGGTTGCAGTTAAGGTAGTACGGAGTGCTGACCAGTCCCATGCTTGTTCTACTTCTTGTTTAGCATCGTTGACCAACATACCGATTAGAGTAGAATACGCAGTCTCATTGACTGTAGAGACAGTACGTTCTCTCAAGCGTTTAAGAATGTTGTTTACTATTTGAAGATA